GCTTTAGCAATGGCTGACCAATGGGGCTAACAAATGCACAGAAAACTGTCATAACAGACGAAACAAGATTTCGTGTTTTAATATCTGGACGTAGGTTTGGTAAAACATATTTAGCGATTTCAGAACTTGCTCGATTTGCTCGCTTTCCAAATAAAAAAGTTTGGTATGTTGCGCCAACATATCGTCAAGCAAAATCAATTTGTTGGTCTGAATTGAAACAAAGATTGGATAAAGTCAATTGGATTAGCAAAATAAATAATTCAGATCTATCAATAGAATTAGTTAATGGATCTACAATCGCTTTACGTGGTGCAGATAATGAGCAATCATTAAGAGGAATTGGTTTAGATTTTTTGTGCATGGACGAATTCGCTGACATTCACCCGTCTGCATGGTTTGAAGTTTTGCGACCAACATTATCAGATAAATTAGGGTCGGCCCTGTTCTGTGGCACGCCCCGGGGTTTTGGAAACTGGGCGTATGATCTATATTCAAAAGGATTGGCAGACAAAGAATGGAAAAGTTTTCAATTCTCAACTTTAGATGGTGAGCAAGTAAGTGAAAAAGAAATAGATCAAGCAAAAGACGATTTAGATGAACGTACTTTTCAGCAAGAATATCTGGCAAGTTTTGTTAATTATTCTGGAATGATCTATTATAATTTTGATCGCAACAAAAATATAATTAATGAATTCAATAAAAATTTTAACACTTTGTGGATTGGATTAGATTTTAACGTTGATCCGATGGCAGCTGTGGTTTGCGTTGTCGATAATTTTAATCTTTATGTTGTCGATGAAATTCAAATCTGGTCATCAAATACTTTTGAAATGGTGCAAGAAATAAAAGACAGATATAATTATAATATAAAAATATTTCCAGACCCGGCAGCACGACAAAGAAAAACTTCAGCCGGTGGATTGACAGATTTAGCAATTTTAAAAAATGCCGGTTTCAATGTTTTTGCAAAATCAAAAGCACCATTAGTTAGAGACAGAATAAATTCACTTAATACAAAATTACAGAACGCAAATGGCATACCGTCATTGTTCATCCTTAATTCTTGCAAGAATGTAATAAAAAGTTTAGAAAGACAGATATACAAGGAGGGGACAAATATCCCTGACAAAGATAGTGGTTTTGATCACTTTAATGATGCGTTAGGTTATCTTGTAGATTATATGTTCCCTTTGCGTAGAGATTTTAAACCAAGTGAACCAAAAAGGTGGAGTTGAATAAATAAATGGCACAATATTCTCGAGAATATTTAACAAAAACACATCCCGATTATGATAAAAATATGCAAAATTGGGCCTTTCATTTACGTTCTTATCTTGGTGGCGACGATTATCAAGACGGATATTATTTAAATAGATATGTTCTTGAAAGCGATGAAGAATATGTCAAAAGATTAGGATTTACAGCATTAGACAATCATTGTCGAAATGTCGTGCAAATTTATTCAAGTTTTTTATTTAGAGTTCAACCGACAAGAAATTATGGATCATTAGAAGAAGATCCGGGATTAGAACAATTTCTAAAAGATGCAGATTTAGAGGGTAGATCTTTTGCAAATGTTATTAAAGAAATGCAAGTCCACGCAAGTGTTTATGGCAATTGTTGGGCGATTATTGATAAACCAGATACAAATACAGAAACAAGAGCGCAAGAGTTACAGCAAGACATTCGACCCTATATTTCATTATATACACCAGAAAATATACCAAATTGGAAGTTTGAGAGAGCACCTAACGGAAAGTTTTATTTAACTGAACTTACTGTAATCGAAAGTTTGCAAAATGATACAGCTATTTTAAAAATTTTTACACAGGAAGAAATAACAACTTATCAAGTTGAGGATTATATGAAAGAATATACTTCTTCAAAGCCACAATTGATTGACGAAAAACCAAATGCTCTTGGAATGATACCGGCTGTTATTTTATATAATCAAAAGTCTAGTAGAAGAGCAATTGGTATATCTGATCTTTCAGACGTTGCACAATTGCAACAATCTATCTACAATGATTATTCTGAAATCGAACAATTGATAAGACTTTCAAATCATCCATCATTAGTCAAAACGCCAAATGTTGAAGCGTCTGCCGGTGCAGGATCTATTATTGAAATGCCAGAGGATTTAGCCGGGGAATTGAAACCTTATATAATTCAACCAAATTCTCAATCATTAGACAGCATTATGAATACAATCAGAATGAAAGTTGATGCAATAAATAGAATCACGCACATGGGATCTGTAAGGGCCACAGAAAAAACAATCAATTCTGGGATAGCATTGCAAACAGAATTCCAACTTTTAAATGCTAGATTATCAGAAAAAGCAGATCTTTTAGAAAATGCTGAAGAGCAGATCTGGTCTATATTTGCAAAGTGGCAAGATAAAGTTTTTGACGGAGAAATAGATTATCCAGATACTTTTGATTTAAGAGATTATGCAGCTGATTTACAATTTTTGCAATTAGCAAAAGCAAGTGGGGTAAAATCAGAAACGTTTGCAAAAGAGATTGACAAGCAGATCGCAAAAGCAGTAGTAGATGAAGATGATGCAATTAATCAAATCAATACAGAAATTGATAGCTCAAGTTCTGCAATCGGTCAGTTTTCCACTAGTGCCGACCAAATCGAAGAAACGGCACAATAATGGCAAAAAAGAAAAAAAGAAGAAAAGTCCCAAAAGACAAAAAGACAGGAATTCCAAAAAAGTATCTGTCCGGCCTAAAAGGAAGCAAACGATCAAGAAGAGCAAGTCTAATTAAACAAGTATCAAGATTATATAAATCTGGTGCTTTTATTCCACGTTCTTTATTACAGGCAAGGACCAAAGCATAATGGCTGTAAAAAGACGACCATTATCTGCTTCTGTAAAAGCAACGCTTAGAAAAAAAGCAAAAGCATCTAAAAGATATACTTATGGAACTTTAGCAAAAGTTTATAGACGTGGACAAGGGGCATTTCTTGGTGCAGGGTCAAGACGTGTTCCGATGGCTGCGTGGGCAATGGGGCGTGTCAATTCCTTTTTGCGTGGATCAAGAAAACATGATTTAGACTTACGAAAAAAACGTAAGAAAAAATAATGGCTGAATATAGAGGCAGAAAAGTAAAATTAAATAAACCTTTTCGATTATCTCCAAGCGAGAATAAAAGAAAAAAATTTGGGGTTTATGTTAAAAATAAATCAACAGGCAAAATCAAAAAAGTCACTTTTGGATTTAGAGGAATGTCTATCAAAAAAAATAATCCGGCTAGACAAAGATCATTTCTTGCTAGAATGGGTGGGGTTTTGAAAGAAGTCAAAGGTCAAAAATCTTTGAGCCCGGCCTTTTGGTCTATTAAGGCGTGGAAAAAAAATTTCCCTCTATAAATGGCTAGATTAGAATTTGCTGAAAGACTTGCAGATAATCACGAGGCACAAATTAAAAAAACACTTGCTGATTTAGAAGCAAGAATAATTACCCAAATCCAAAGATCTGTCGGGCCAACAGAAATATTAGATACTAGAATTGCAATTGATTTAAGAAAAGATATTCAAAGGTTTATTAATGAAACTTATAGAACGCAAACAGACAGTTTCATTAGAGATTATGACAAAATTGTGGGTGAATTTTTAAAAGAATTTAGAGATTTAGACTTACCAGATAAATTTAAATCACTTACGCAAGTTGATTTGGAAACAATAACAAGACTTAAAAATCAATATTTCCAAGGTTTTGAAGACATAGCAAATAGATACTTCAATGAAATATCCGGAAATGTTTATCAAAATGCAATTGCCGGAAAACCATTTGAAGAAATTGTCAAAGATATATCCGGCCTTATATCTGGAGATGTTGATAGGGTTGGTCGATCAATGTCAACTTATGCCTCGCAGATTGCTCATGATTCAGTTATGCAATTTGACGGATCATTCACTATTCTAAAAGCAAATGAATCTGGTCTAAAAAAATTTAGATATGTTGGTAGCTTGGTAAGAGATAGCAGACCATTTTGCGTCAAATTAATTAATTCTGGTAGAAATTATACAAAAGAAGAAATCGAAGAATTGCACAAAAATAGATCCGGGGAAGATCTAAAAGGAAAAGCAGAGGGAGATCCTTTTATTGTTCGGGGTGGTTATAGATGTCGTCATCAATGGAGACCGGTTGCAGATGATTTTTAAATAGTATATTAAAAAGCAAAAAAGGAGAAACTTTATGGCTGACGAGCAAAAACCGGAACAGGTAGAAGAAAAAACTGCACCTGTCGAAGATAAAGCAGTTGAAGAAAAATCAGAGCCCACAATATCTCAAAGCGAACTAGATCAAATCATTGAAAGACGTTTAGCAAGAGAAAGAATTAAAACAGAAAAAATGTATGGTGGGATTGATCCAGATGAAGCTAAAGCATTGAAGAAACAAGCTGATGATTTAAAATTAAAAGAACAAAAAGAAAAAGGAGAGTTTGAAATAATTTTAAAAGAACAAGCTGAAAAATCAAATGCTGAAATTTCTAATTTAAAAAAAGAAATAGAAAAAATTAAAATTGATGGAGAACTTATAAATTCTGCTTCAAAAAATAAAGCTATCAATCCAAATCAAGTTTCAGATTTGATAAGACCAAATTTAAGACTAGATGAAAATGGGCGTGTAGAAGTTCTAGACGAAAATAAAAAAACCCGTTATAATAATAATGGTGACCCTTTATCAATTGATGAAGCAGTAAACGAATTTATTACGCAGAACCCACACTTTCGTGCAGCAACTCCCTCGGGAAGTGGAAGTGTAGGAAATGTCGGCAAGGAAAACCCAAAACCTTTTAAACTTGGGGATCTAGACATGACTAATCCGGAAGATAGGAAGCGTTACGCAGAATATAAAAAGGAACGGGATAGTAAGCCCACGGTCATAAATTTAACAAAAAGCTAATAGGAGACTAAAATGGCTAACGAAACGACCTCGAGCACAATATCGGAACTATATACCGAGATTGTTGCTGAATCATTATTTGTTGCTCAAGAGCAATCAATAATGCGTGGTCTAGTGCGTAATTACACAATTGCTGGTGGTGGAAAATCTGTAGAAGTACCGATTTATTCGGCCGTGAGTGCAGCAAACGTGAATGAAGCAACAGACCTTTCAAACACAGCCGTCAATCCAACTTCAGTGACTATCACTGCAAGTGAAAAAGGAATTATGACGACATTAACAGATCTAGCAAGAAACTCTGCACCACAAAATGTTGCAGCTGATATTGGTAGATTATTTGGAGAAGCAATCGCAAAAAAAATGGATCAAGATTTGATCGCATTATTCGACGGTTTCTCAACAAGCATTGGTGGTGCTGGCACTGAATTGACTATAGATAATATTTTCAAAGCAGTTGCAACTTTAAGACAAGCAAACGTGCCGATGCCTT